ACGCAATTTTAGGTGGGTGGTTGGACAAAGCTGAAGGAGTTGTTTTTACCAATTGGCAATTTGGTACATTTAATCCAAACGGATTGCAAACATCTTTTGGGATGGACTTTGGTTTTTCGATTGACCCAGATGCTTTGACAGAGATAGCTATCGACAAAAAGAAAAAGATAATTTATATTAAAGAAGTTATCTATGAGCGTGGATTAAAGACGCATGTGCTGGCTCAATTAATGAAAGATAAAGTTGGCGGTGGTTTAATCATTGCGGATTCAGCAGAACCAAGATTAATTGACGATTTACGTTATCAAGGATTAAACATCCAAGCAGTAAAGAAGGGAACGATTGAATCGGGAATTATCAGAATGCAAGATTATCAGATTATTGTTGAGCATAATAGTACAAATATTGCCAAGGAATTTAATAACTACGTTTATTTAAATAAAGCATCTAAACTTTATATTGATGACTGGAACCATTGTTTTATAGGTTCAACATTAATAACAACAAATAAAGGTCAGATACCAATAAAAGAAATAAAAGTTGGAGATTTAGTTTTAACATCAAAAGGATTTAGAAAAGTAACAAAAAAACACAATAACGGATTGAAACAAGTTTGCAGATACTTGATGCAATTTGATAAACTTTCATTATATTTGTCAGGTACTAAAACACATCACATTAAAACTGACAAAACATGGACAGAAATTCAACATTTGAAAAAGGAACAAAATCTATACCTACTCAAAACTTTATGGGTAGAGAATACTATTTATACCCAAATGAAAGATATTTTTCAAAAGGTCGTAAAAGATTGCATCGGGTTGTATGGGAATATTTTAAAGGTGAAGTACCAAAAGGATACGAAGTTCATCACAACAATTCCGACACATCAGACAATAGAATTGAAAATTTATCGCTTATTAGTAGAAGTTTGCATGCTCGATTTACAGGTAAAAAAAGGTTTAAAGAAAATCCAGATTTCTATAAAGAATTTTATACAAAAGGTATTGAATGTGCAAAAGAATGGCATAAATCAGAAGAAGGTAAAAAATGGCATGTTACTCACGGGAAAAAATCTTGGATTAATAGACCATTTAAAAAACTTATTTGTCAAGAATGTGGAAAAGAATACCAAACAAGACATTCTGGAGTTTCAAAATTTTGCCATAACAACTGCAAAGCTAAGAACAATAGAAGGTCAAGATTATTGGATGGAAGAAGTCTATGATTTATCAGTAGAAGATGTACATGAATATTTTGCTAATGGTGTATTAGTTCACAATTGCATTGATTCGGCAAGGTACAACATCATTTACCATTTAGATAATCCAAACCAAGGGGTTTATCACATTTATTAATACAAAAATCAACTAAAATTGTTTATAAGATATGAAGATGAAAATTAGCATTCCAACGGAACTAAATGAAATCAAACTTTGCGATTATCAAAGATTTGTTAAGATTTTAAACGAGAATGAAGAAAGCGATTTTTTACATCATAAAATGATTGAAATCTTTTGCAAGATTGATTTGAATTTAATTAGCCAGATGAGGCAAAAGGATGTGGAGGATGCAACAAGAACAATTAACGAATTGTTCAATAAGATTCCGCCATTGGTTACAAAGTTTAATTTGAACGGCATTGAATTTGGGTTTATTCCAAACTTAAATGACATAAGTTCGGGCGAGTACATGGACTTGGATACTTATATCAATGATTGGGATGAAATGAATCGGGCAATGGCTATTTTATATCGACCAATTAAGCAAAAAATAGGCGATAAGTATTTGATTGATGACTATGTTAGTAGTGAAAAGTATGCAGAAATAATGAAGGATGCACCATTGGATGTTGCATTGAGTGCGGTGGTTTTTTTTTGGACTTTAGGAAAAGAATTATTGAAAAGTACGATGGATTATTTAGTGGAGAATCAGCAAACGAATTTTCAGAACAAGCACAATTTGGAAGGAATTGGGGATGGTATTCATCAATCTATGCACTTGCTCAAGGAGATATTAGAAGATTCAATGAAATTACCAAATTACCAATTAATCAATGTTTAACTTTTTTAACATTTGAAAAACAGAAAAATGAATTGGAAATGAAAATGATAAAACGACAAAACTAATGAACGGATTTTATTACGTTGTAAACACTTTACGAAATTATTTAAAAGCTAATGGCCTTATCAATACCGTTACTACGGGAGATATTTTTGAGATAGATTTAGCCAAGCAGACTTTGTATCCTTTGGTGCATATTATTGTCAATAATGCGGTGCCAAACGAAAACAATATTTCATTTAATATTTCGGTTTTGTTCATGGACATAGTTGATATTTCTAAAACAGAATCAGTTGATAATTTTGAAGGGAACGACAATTTGCTTGATGTATTGAACACACAATTGACAATAGCAAACAGAATGATTGTTGATTTAAAACGTGGAAGTTTATTTTCTGATTTAGTGCAGATTAATGGAGATGCAATTTGTGAACCATTTACAGATAGATTTGAAAATAAGGTAGCTGGGTGGACTGCAACTTTTGATTTAATTGTGCCAAACGAAATGACTATTTGCTAATGTCAGATTTAAAAGAAACGTATTTGATTGTAAAAAAGTTCCGTGACTATGTTATTCAGCAATCACGGGCAAACCTTACAAAAGGACGCAAAAATGTTTCTAAAGATTTGTACAATTCATTGAAAGGCGAATTGGTTACGGAAAACAATTACGCAATAGTTGGCTTTAGAATGAATGATTATGGCCAATACCAAGACCAAGGAGTAAAAGGTAAATCAAGTTCATTAAGAGCGCCAAATAGCCCGTTCAAATTTGGTTCTGGAACTGGTAAATCTGGAGGTTTAACAAAAGGAATTGAAAAATGGGTGAAGGCAAGAGGCATACAATTTCGGGATAAAAAAACGGGTAAATTTTTATCTTATCAGTCAACTGCTTTTTTGATTACAAGAAGTATTTACCATAAAGGATTGAAGCCAAGTTTATTTTTTACAAAACCATTTGAAGCTGGATTTAAAAAGTACATTGACACGGATTTAGCCAAAGCATTTGCGTTGGATGTGGATACAATTATTGATTATAATTTACAAGATATATGAAGACGATTAATTCGAGAAGTCCTTTTTTTATTCAGATTGAAGGTAGCACAAACACTACTTTAAAGCTATTTATTTGGAACGGAAATATTGAGCCAATAACAGAAACTTATTCATTTACAAAAGCAGCGCCAAGCACCGAGCAAACGACTGGGAATTATGAGATAAGCAATTACTTGCAAGAATACATTGATAATATTAATCCAACATTTTCAACTACTCCAGCATCGGAGGAGATTAAATCCTTTGCAAACTTTAAGGCGGTTTTGTATTCAAATGGAGTGAATAAAACTTTAGCATTTAAGGCGAGAGTTGCAGCTGATTCTGGAATATTTGAAGCTGAAAATTGTCTTGGAACATTTATGCAAGATTATTTTATTGGTGTCGCAACAGATGGCTATTCAAATTATTTAGGTGGCTACAATCAAACAAATCTTTTGCCCGTTGTTGCATTGACAGATTCCGCGAAAACGATTAATTATTTACAAGGCTCAAACAATGCTTATGTGAATGTTTTAATTGAGCATGATGGAAGTACGGTAACATCGGAATACGTTCACAATGGAGCCACAACAATAGTCAATATCTTAGATTCTACGATTGCAAAAGGTGTTTATAACATGAAAGTACCTTTTCGATTAAGTTCGTTCACCTTGAGCAATATTTTGCGTATTAAAAAAGGCGGTTTTGTTTTATATTCCTACAATGTAGTTCCAATTTGTGAAACAAAATATACTCCCGTTGTTTGCCAATTTATAAATCGTTTTGGCGGATGGCAGTTTTTGACATTTTTTAAGGCTCAAACAAATACAATCAACGTAGAAAAAACGAACTACAATCTTTTGCCTGATGCAATAAACTACAATCCAAAGCGTGGCCAAACAAAATCATTTAATATTAACGGAACACAAAAAGTTTCATTAAACACGGGTTTTGTAAACGAAAATTATTCGGATTTAATTCAAGATTTACTTTTAAGCAATACGGTTTTATTGGATTCAAAGCCAGTGATTGTCGCAAGTTCTGGAAGCGATTTAAAAACATCGGTTAAGGATAAAAATATTAATTACCAAATTGATTTTGAATATTCATTCAGTTTAATTAACAACGTAATTTAATGATTAAAGCATCTATTTATATTTTAGTGGATAATTTTTACAAGCGGATTGAGTTGTTCAATGATGAGAAAATCAGCATTACAAGTTCGGTTCAAAATGTAAATGATATTTCAAAAGTTTTTACGGATTTTTCGCAATCGTTTACCATTCCAGCGACTAAAACAAACAATGCAATTTTCAAGCATTGGTATGAAAATTCAAACGATAATGGATTTGATGCAAGGACCAGAAAGGATGCCTACATTGAGTTGAATAATGAGAGGTTTAGAACGGGAAAAATCCAATTAGAAAAAGCACAATTCAAAAATAATCAAATTGACCATTACCAAATTTCTTTTTTTGGAAGTTTACTTTCATTAAAGGATTTATTTGCTGGAAGATATTTGAGAGATTTTGACTATTCAACAGAGAATTTTGTTTACACGGGTGCAAACGTTAAAACAAGAATAACGGGGCAAATTACAAACAATGTAAAATTTCCTTTGATTACTTCATACCATAATTGGACATACGACACAAACGGAACAACAAAGGAGAATTGGGATATTGAAAAAAATACGCACCCAATTTACCACACGGATTTGTTTCCAGCAATGAGAATAAAAACAATCATTGATTTGATTGCAGCGGATTTAGGAATTACAATTCAAGGAGAAGCAACCAATAATTTTTTAACATCTGATAAATTTAACAACGCTTTTTTGTGGTTAAAAAACACGGATAAATTTTCATTAAAAGAAACTCCATTACAGATAAATTTTCAAACAAATACATCAACAAATGGAACGCAAGGTATTTTTGATATTATCAACGATTCTTTAAATTATGTTTTACCAGAATTTCCAGCATATTTACAAAAGTCTTTGATTAAATTGACCTTTACTGCTGCGAATATTGGTTTCTTTTTTTACGTTTATAAAAACGGGATTCAAATATCTAAGCAAGGTGGTATTTCGCAAACTACTCAAATGGAACTGCAAGTTCCGCTAGAAGATTCTGGAGAATATACGTTTAAAATTTCATCAAGTAGTCCTTTAACATTTACAAGCATTTACGAATTTGAGACACGAAACATTAATAATGGCCAAACCATTTTAAATTTGACTTGTACTGCTATTGCATCGCAAACAACAAGCACAACTTTAAATATTGCGGATTACATGCCAGAGATTAAAGCGGAAGATTTTTTCTCTGGGGTTTTAAAAATGTTTAATCTTACTTGTTATTCTACTGCTGAAAATGTTTATCAGATTGAGCAGATAGAAAATTGGTATGCAAATGGAAATATTATTGACATCACGGAAATTGATTCAAAGCAAATTGACATTGAGCGGGTAAAACCTTACAAATCAATTAATTTTAAGTATGAAAAATGCGAGAATATTTTGGCAACAGAATTTTTATCACGTTCAGCTATTCCTTATGGAGATTTGAAATACACATTGGATAATGATGGGGATGAATTTTCAATCGAATTGCCTTTTGAGAATATGCCGTTTCAAAAATTCACGGGAACAAATTTGCAAGTGGGTTATTCTTTAGGATTTGATTTAGATGCTTACATACCTAAACCAGTTATTTTATATGACTACAATTCTATTCAAAGTTGCGATTTTCATTTTAACGATGGGAGTTCTACTACCAATGTTACTACTTATAATTTGTTTGGTCAAGATAGTCTTATTAGCGGTCAAGTTAATACGCTTAATTTCGGGGCGCAACAATCGACATTTACCAACGTAATTGAAACGCGGTCGTTATTTAACAATTATTACCTTGATTATTTGACAAACATCTTTACATCAAAAGCGAGAATCTTAAAATTAAAGGGTATTTTTCCAATTTCATTGCTTCAGAAATTGCAGTTAAATGATAGGTTAGTTATCCGAGACAAAAGATATGTAATTAATCAATTTACAACGGATTTAACAACTGGCGAAGTTGATTTGGAACTATTAAATGATTTTAGAATTTCTTCTACCATTGCGCCTCCAGTTACTTATTATCCGTTTAATGTTACGAATGGAAGTTCAACAACTTTTGCAAATGCTTGTGGGTTATCAAGTTATCCGTTGATTATTTACGGAACAAATGCCACATTTGAATTGAATAATACTTTTTATTCATCTGCGGGAGTTTTATTTAACGGAAATTCTTATTTCTATAAAACGAGTTTGAATAAATACGTTCAAATCAATACTGCTGGATTGGTTATTGCAAGCGGTGTATGCGGTTCGGAACCTTTGCCAACTTTATATTCATTCTTAGTTACAAATGCAAATTCAACAAGTTCAACAGAGGCTTGTCCAATAACGAATTACTCTAAAACATTGTATGGCGAACAAACAAGTCTTTATTTGAATTCGGTTGTTTATGAGAATAATACAAGTCCATTGATTCCGTTCCAAGGATTGAATTTTATTTATCATTGCAACGATAATACTTGGGTTCAGATTGATAATATCGGACAGATTACTCAATGGGGAACTTGTGGCGTGGAGCCGACATTTGATTATTTTATACCTTCAACAACTTTAACTGGATTTAACTAATGGCTTATTCATCAAAATCGGATGCGGTTGCAAAATTAATTCATTCCAAAACAGACC